CTGGGTTCATTACTTGGGTTAAGCTACACCAGAGTTGTAGTAACCGCGACAACCAACTGGTTATCGGCCCAAGCCTGTGGATCTGGAGGTAGGCTTTGTGACGGGAGCTTTAATCCTAGCTCTACGTTCCCTCTCAAGGCAACCTTGCCTTTCGAGCTCTTCTCGAGCTAGTTTCTCTTCTTTTGCTCGAATGAGAGCCTCCTGTTCAACCTGTTTCCTTATAGACTCACGTGATTCCTCACGGAGTTTTCTAAGGTACTGGTCGTGCCTGTGTCCCTGTATGAGCGGATCAGTGCTCAACGCAGAATAAGGACGAACAAAGGGCCCGTCTTCTCGCTTCAGAAGTTCTGGAGCAAAGATAGCAGGAGAATTCGGTTCCTTGTCAGAGACAAGGATACTGAACTCATGGTTCCAGGCTTTCTGGTTAAACCAATTCGAGAGTCGTCCGAGGAACAAACGGTTATGTTCCTGCCGGAAGTAGTCGACAGGGTAATCGACACAACCTCGACCTCCCATACCTTTGATGCGCAAAGCACCAGGGGATGTGAGTTGATTAACCATGGAGCCGATCCATCCTAGACTAGGCCTATTAGGACCAACTTTAGGCTGATCCTCCGGTAACAACGGAGATAAGTCATTACCGCGGAATGTAATCGTGCAGCGATAAGCATCGAACTGCTTAGACCACCACGATGACCATTCCCTGACCTTAGGACCTAAGGTGTGAAGGACGTTAAGTTCCTTACCCTTGATCTGAAAGTCAGGCCCGTGTTTGAACGGACGAAAGACTGTGATACCTTTCTTACTCGATATACCGGTGAAACCGGCAAACGATTGCAGGTCTGGACCTTCGAATGACTTAGCAGTCGAAATCTCGACGCCTAGACCGGATATCATATCTTCGTACGCCAATGCAAGGGATTTACAGGTTATCAATACATCATCTCCTAGGACGGCATATGCCGGACTATTCGGTGAGTATTCTTTAGCCAACCCTTCTAGTATAGCTCGGTGAGTGAGGTGAAAGAGAGAGAAAGAATAGGCTAACCCCATGGGTTGACCTACAGTGTAAGACCAAGGTTGTCGAGCTTCAGGTGCCCAATAGGGACCTTCCGCTGTCCTTTCCACAGCCCCACACCAATCTCCTAACCCCATCTCCTTCAGTAAGAGGAGTTGAGGCCCTCGTGGGAAACGATCAGTAGCCGATTTCAGATCGTAGGAAAAGATCTCCTTCCTTTCTTCCATCGCGGATTTCATGAAGAGACTTCCAGTTTCCTGGTCGTGCACGACACTTAATCCTAAGCTACGTCTGTTACCCTTCCCTGTTTCTAGCAGGTAGATCGCTCTACACAGAATGGCAGCTAGAGGCATAGAATATGCCTGAAGCCAGGCTGTCGGTTGACAAACCGTTCGAGATTTGCAACCACCCTCCTGAAGGAAAGAAATCTTTCCTAAGAATCCAGGATAATTCATCCTGTCTTCCTGGAACCGTTCTGCCTGCCGCCTAAGAGCAAAATCACCACAAAGGGTAATAAGGTCCTTAGGTACAGAGCCCATGGTCATCAACGACAGAGCCGCCGATGAGTACGGTTTATCCTTCAACTCAGGTGCTAACCTGAATTGACCACAGAAATACTTCCTGCTAGGATTGAGATACGATAGGTCCACTGGACTTCTCGGAGTCTCCCGTACTAGACCTGACATCTTGGTGCCCTCATGGATAAGTCTCCATTGGAGGCCCGGATGTGTCGGTAGGAGCTGACCTTTACCTGCTTTATCGCAGATAGAGTGCCTCGCCTTTCTTACTTGTTCCACTGAAACCTCATCCAGATAAATACCACTGTATGCCCTTAACAAGCATGCAGCTGTCCTTACCGCATATGGTTTTTGAGCATTCACATATTGCAATGCCACAATACCCATAATACCTCTAGGGACTGGTTTATCTTTCCGAACTGCTATCCTCCCTTCCTCCAAAATCTCTCGTGCAGTATCTGGGTGTCCACTACGTAACTGCATAGCAGCATTGGCAATGGTCTTCAGTCTACTACAAGTCCACTCCTCACCATGGTGTTTGATCCAATGATCCAATTGGTGAAGATACCGAGGAGTACTACTACCCAAACACGGTGAAGCTAACTTACATAATGACCCCCTCTGAACATTCTTTCGAGCCATAGGTTAACCGCTCCTAGGTAAGAAAGGATGGTAAGAGTGAGATCACCCTTACAGTGTCCTAACGTCTAG